TGTATCAGTATGAAACTGTGTAACCAGTGCCTTTACGTCTGCACTTTCTCCAGATGAATCTGAGTCTGGTGAAACAACATGGCGTGAGAAACTTCTTGAAAGTTCTACACCATCTTCTTCAATCACAGTAGCAGTTCTAATCTGAATGTGCTTGAACTCACCTACTACTTCAATTTTATCTTGTTCTGTACGTTTTGTAATCGCCATTATTTTTCTCCTTTTGTCCGCCCCTAGCATCCACTAGAGGTATAAAGTTATTTATATTATGTCGCTGCAATATATGAAAAACTCAAATAAATCTCATCAGAAGCGCCTGGTGTAACATTTTGACCATGCGTGTGTGTATTGTTTAAACTAAGTGCGCTTGTGTTTTCATTAACATTACAACCCATTATTTTTATATATGAACCACTACCACCAGAGTTGTCATAATACTTAATAAATCCTCCAGACCTACACTCATCTGTTTGTCCATTTGCAGCTGCAAATGGTAAAGTAAGTGACATAGACCCAACAGGCGAAGAAACAGAAGAAATTCGTGGATTGCCTGTTATAGTTACAAGGCGACCAACTTTAGTATAACTAAACCTATCAAAAGAACCATTTAAAGTTACTGTGCCTGATGTACCCATAGATATTGCTGTTTGGTGAGTGCCTTCTTCATAATCGTCAAGAGTGTTAGCTGCACCAGTTCCACCAACGTATAGTCCACCAGATAAATAAAGGTCTTTAAACCTTGCATTTGCAAAACCTAAATCTACTGCATTATCAGTTTGTGAGCCATTTTTAAAAGGAGTAAGACTATTAGTATCAAAACGTAAACCAGATTTATTACCAGTACTTCTGACTAGTAAGTTAGTACTGTTTATATCAATTTGACCTTCAGTAGCAAGAGCAATGTTATTACTTACTGTAACACTACCAGAACCACTTCTTGTTGCAATTGTATCTACTTTGATTGTTGACATATTATTATCCTATTAAATATCCGTAGAAATAATTCCTTGGTGACGTTGACGTTCTTGTAAATGTACCACCCCCATTATAATATGTACCCACTACAAAATCGTTTGCAGCTAAATTATATATAAAATGACATTGTATTTGGTCATATTGTTGGGATGCAGATGCGTTACTACCAACGTAAGCTCCCCCAGTTGTATCGCTGTTTTTACTAACATAGATAAGTTGGTTAGCACCACTGTATGCTTCGCCACGAGTAATAGATAAACCAAACATATATTTTCCAGCTACTGGAGCAGTAAATCTTCCAGTAGTATTATTGTAGTGACTACCATTGTTAAAACTTTGACCAGTATTAGTAAAGTTATGAAAGTAACCAGCACCACCGCTAGTGTTAGTCATAGATGGAGAACCATAAGTTAAAAATGATGGTTGATTTGATTTTGTTACATAACCAGCACTACTAATTCTCATTCTTTCATCTGGGTCACCATCAGAACTTGGAGCAGAAGAGAATGTCAAAGCTACTGCTCTTGATGTTGCACTTTCTCTAACACCAGCAATCATAGCTTGACCATTGTAAGTGCCATCAGCAAATCTAAAACCAAGTTTTGTAAATTGATTAGCAGTAGAAGTACCAGTATTTACTAAAACAAGTTGTGCATCAGTTAATCCAGTTAAACTTGTTGATGTACTTGCATTTGATATTTCAGTGTTAAAAGCTGGACTTGCTGTGTTAATTCCTACACGATTATTTGTTGCATCTACTTTTAATGTTGAAGTGTCTACTGTAAGGTCACCAGGCACCACAAGATTATGACCAGAACCTAAACTTACGTTTCCAGAACCAGCTACGTTTTCAATGGTATCTACTTTAATCTTGGATGACATTACTTATTTCCTATTCCATTTCTTTTGCAGCTGCATCAGCAATATTCTTTGCAGTATCAACAACTTTCAAAGTATATGCTTGAGCAACTTGTGCATCAGTTCCTACTGCAAGTGCAATAGAATTTGCATTACAATGTGCGACTAGAGCTGCGATAATCTCATCTTGTGCAATACGAGCACGATTATGAATAGCATTATCACACCAATCTTGAACTGAATAAGCAGTATACTCAAGACACTTTACTTGTGTGTCTGTTACTGTTACTTTAATCTCTGCCATTATATTCTCCTATTAATTCTATTTATTCTGCAATCAATTCTTTGTATTTTTTTAAAACATCTGCATATGCAACTTTGAACTTTGACTTATCACTAGTAGTTTTTAGTGTACCATCATCAGTTGTACCATCACCTTCTAAGTAACACGCATTAAATTCATCTTCTGTAAGTTCACCATTGTTAGGCATACTCATCATAAATTGTTGATTTGGATGTAATTCTCCAACTGCATTTAAGAATGTAATTTTTTTGTCTGTCATAATATTATCCTATTCTTTTCCACATATGTATATTATAACCATTAACATCTGACTGAATACTAGAGTTTGTAGAGTTATCAGTAGAAAGATGTTGGTGGTGAATATCTTGGTTATCTGCAGCTGTTGTTAAAATCCAACGGTGTGATATTTGTACATTTATGTTTGAAGCATTACTTGCTTGTTCAAAATCCATTCTTACACTTGAAGCACCACTAGCGTCATTAAGAACTGTCGAGGTTGTATTGTTGTAAAGTCTACTATTAATAAATCCAGTACCACCCCAAAATCTAACTCTCTCCTCTGAATATAATTCATATGTTCCAGCTTTTGGAAGAACCCAACGATAGAATGAACTATTTGGTGTTCCCCATGAGTTATAAGGAATATTTGAATCACCTATAGTGTGAGAATATAGAGCACCGTATGAAGTTCCAGAAGTTCCAGTAAATGCAGCTGCATCAAGAATACCATCATTATCTAAAGCTACTGCTGTACCACCAGCATTTCCAGCATCATTCAATATTCTCCAATGTGCTTTATCACCAGACATGAACCAATTCATATTTCTTCTATCAACAGACATACTGGTATTTGCCAAAGACATTTCTGCACCAGCGCCGGAAACAACAAGTTTTCTATTTGGTGAGGTTGTGCCGATGCCTACAAGATTATTAGAACTATCTACTTTTAATGTATCAGTGTCAAAAGTCGCATCACCAGTAACACCAAGTGTACCACCGACAGTTGCGTTGGATACTACTTCAAGAGTATCACCAGATTCAATTTTGACTTTGTTTGCATCTGAACCAGAGGTTGCACCAGCGATTGTTGTGACTGTAATTTTACTCATATCTTATACCACCGAAAGTTCACCGTTGATTGTAAGTGTAACTCCACTCGCAATCGTCAACGGCCCAGCTGCTAATCCATTATTATTTGCATCAATAGCAACACTTGTGTTTAATTCATTTTCGTGAACACGAATAATATCTCCAGCACCACCAGAAGTTTCTCCAAGAAACTTACCACCACCTAGACCAGATGCACTAACTCTTTTTAGTTGTGATGTAGAAGTATCAAAGATGACAAGTTTATCACCAGATACCGCTTTATCAACATCTGCGTTTGCAAGTGTTGTTGCATCTCCTTGAATTGCACCGTTACCTATTTTTGTCAGTAATGCCATTTTATTTTCCTTTTAACATCTTTTGAAGTTCTGAAGTAGAACCTACGAATAATGCATTTGTTACATTCTTTGGTGCGTTACTTGGTACTTCTTTTAACTTTTGCATTTTAAGTTGTAACTCACCTAACTTTTCTGTAACATCTGCAACATTCTTAATCAGTTGACCAGCAACCTCATAAGACCGTGGATGTTCACTTTCTTTTGCAAGTTCAAGAATACCATCAATTGCATCTTGTCCTCGCTCTACCAGACGGTAAAAATTTTCCCTCTGATACTTATAGTCATTATCTGATTCCTCATCTGGTTTCTTTACTTGTGGTAAAGTTACTTGAGAAGTTGTTGTTTCCACAACATCAGTAATACCTAGTACATTATCTAATACGTTTACGCTGGTTTCTGAGGCCATTTGACATTTTCCAGAACCCCATCCTTCAACGTAGCATCTTTACCATCTGCATGAGCTGGTAAATCACGAAGAGCTTGACGATAGGTTTTCATATTATCTGCCATGGTTACGTCAGAATTTGCAGTCCAATCTGTTTCAGCGAGTTTTGCATCCCTTTGACTACGAAGTTCTTTCATAGGTGCAGCTGCATCAATTGCTGTCATCTTATCTGATACTTGTTTCCAAGTTACACCCCACTTTGAAGTGTCAGCAGATTCGATTGCAGTACCGTTTACATCTGCTCCAGTAACTTTTCTGAACATTTCTTTGAACTCTTCTTCCTTTGTAGGTTCTCCACGAAGTACCCACTCTGTGATGGAGAGTTCTTGTAATGCTTCTGCGACTGTTGCCATTTTATATTCTCCTAATTAATTCTTTTCTATATTTAT